TTACCAAGCGTGCTCCTGTTGCCTATACCCAAGGAATGCGTAACGTCCGTTGGGAGCAATTTATTGACTTTGCAACTGGTGGCGACAAGGAGCTACAAGAGTGGCTACAAAAGGCTGCTGGCTACACTCTTACTGGATTGAACAACCAAGACTTGCTTTTCTTGGTTTATGGTCCTCCAGGTTCTGGTAAGAACACCTTTGTTGAAGCAATTGTTAAAGCACTTGGAACTAAAGAATACGCTTGGCCTCTTGACTCAAGTATCTTGGCCCACAACGACGGTATGGTCAGCGGTGCTGATTTGTACCACTGGGCAGAGCTTCGTGGTCGACGTATGGTTTGGGTAGACGAGCTTCCTGAATCTGAGCGTATGAAAGAGAACTCGGTTAAGAAGTTGACTGGTTCGTCTGAAATTTCTGCTCGTTCTCCAGGTGAAAAGCCATTCACTTTTAACGCTCAAGCCAAGCTTTGGATTACTACCAACCACAGACCTATGATTAACGACGATGCTATGTGGCGTCGTATTAGGCCGATTCCATGGAGCAACGTACCTGAGTCACCAGACCCAGACCTAAAAGCTTACCTATTTGACCCTGAGGGTGCTCTACCTGCGGTGCTGTCTTGGGCAGTTGAGGGTGCAATTAAGTACTGTAACTCTGGAGCTCGTGACCCTCTAGGCTGGTGTGTAGCAGTCCAAGATGCTGCTGAAATTTACCGTAAGAACGAAGACAGACTTGGTATCTTCTTAAACGAAGAAACTAAGGAAGTTGAAGGCTCTTCACTACTAGTTAAGTCGCTATATCAGGTGTACCGCTTGTGGAGCGAAGACCGTGGTGAAAAGCCTATGACTCAGATTGCTTTCCAGCGTAAGATGGCTGACCGTGGACTAGAAATTATAGGTCAAGGAGCTAAGGCCGAAATTATGGGCAAAATACTACTACCTAAGGCAGTTCCTAGTACCGCAACGGTGGATTGGAACATGGCCAATAGACTGGCTAGATTTTAATTTTTAGCTCTTTTATGCTAGAGTAAAAATTGCGGCACGGGAGAGTAACGCTAGGGGCTGGGCAGAGATGTCCAGCCCTTAAATAAAGAAAGACGGAAAATGAAAATTTTTATAGCAACACCGATGTACGGTGGAATGTGTACCGGACAGTATGCTTCTGGACTTGTTGACCTTATTGCGTTACTAAGTTCTAAGGGTCACAAAGTTATTTACTCTAAGGTCTACAACGAAAGCTTAATTACCAGAGCCAGAAATACGTTGGCTAATGAATTCTTAAAGACAGATGCCGACTACATGCTTTTTATAGATGCTGACCAAGGATTTGTCGCTACTGAAATAGAAAAAATGATTGACTCTAACGTTGAACTTATTGGGGCTATTTACCCAATGAAAAGTATTAACTGGGGTAGGGTCGTAGAAGCCATACAAGGCGGTGCAAAAATTGAAGACTTAGAAATTTATACTGGGTTCTTTTCCGCAAATTTAAAGTCTGAAGAAGGCGAAACTATAACCATAGCTTTGGACAAGCCTCTTGAGGTGGACAACGTTGCTACTGGAATGATGCTAATTAAACGAGAAGTATTTGAAAAAATGCTCCCTACTGCTGAAAGATACGCTCCCGCCACCTCTAGTGGCTACATTAATTTTGAAGACAGAGTTGGCGAGTTTTTTAAGACTGATATTGATGAGCGTGGAGTTTTGCTGTCTGAAGATTACTACTTTTGCAAAAAGTGGGAAGAGCTTGGTGGCAAAGTCTACGCAGCCCCTTGGGTCCAGATTACGCACTTTGGGTCTTATGAATTTAAGGGTAGCTTTGCTAAATCAATAATTATGCAATCAAAAGTAGAAAAAGAAGCTGAATCTAAGAAGTAGAGTTATCGTAAATGTTTTTTACGGTAGTAGCGTACCACTTAGTCTTATTTTGAGTATTTATACCGTCGCTGTTTAAACCATCTGCTATGGCTCTATAACTTTTGCCAGCCTTATGTTCTTTAACAATTCTTTCTTTTACTTCTTGAGGAGTTTTGTTTTTAGGGCCCATGTCTACTCCCCAAACTACACCGCGCTCACGCCTATCCTTGTGGACATCTTTTTGGCGCTCAGAAATAATGCCTCTTTCCATTTCGGCCAAGGCGCTCATTATCGTTACTACAAATCTTCCTTGATATGAAGAAGTATCAAGATTTAAATCAAGCATCACTAATCTCCATTTATTAGTATTTGCTCTGTCAATAATGCTAAGAAAGTCTTTAGTAGAACGAGCAAGTCTGTCAATTCTAGTTACGAATAAAGCCTTAGCTTCTCCTGAATCTAATCTTTTTAAACTTTTTGTTAGCGCTGGACGTCCGCTAATTGATTTCCCCGAGCGTCCTTCTTCCCTAACTAGTTCCATTTCTGTGTAGCCAGCTAGCTCGGCTGCTTGGCGTAGAGTTCTTTCTTGAACTTCTAGTGAAACTCCGTCATTTACCTGTAACTGCGTCGACACTCTGGCGTACAGCAGTGCTAGTCCTTCTTCACTCATACCCCAATTATACCCCCAAATGAAAACCCGCCCGTAACTGATGCTACGAGCGGGCTTTCTTACGAAAGGAGTTGTGCGACAGAATGAATAGTAATTCAACCTGACGTTTAAAGTTTAGCACATAAATTAAGAAATTCCGATGAACTCGTGAGAATAGCTCCAACGGTTTGGGTCTATGGTCCATCGGTGTATTTGTTTATTGTTAGAGCCGTCTGGCCTTTTCATGTGATTTTTTGATGTCGGCTTCCAAACACTTGCTTGGTCTCTGTACCCGCCTAGCCTTGGGTGGCTAGTTTTTGAGAAGTACCTTTTGCCGTTGTCTATGTAGTGTTGGGCAACTACTTCTGACAAACGAGGCCCCAATCCTAAGCCTTGATAGTCGGGGTGGATAACTAATCTATGCTCTCTAAAAGCTTTCTGTACCGTCCCAGATGGGTAAGCCATAGTGGCAACAAACCCTACTACTTGTCCTTCCCAGATGCCCACATAGCATCGTGCTGAACGGTTGAGCGATTCGGTGAGATAGTGATACTGAGAGAAGTGCTCCCAAAGCGCGTTTGAGCAAGGACGTATTTCGAGTACCAAGTCAGGTCGATGAAGATACCTTTCTGAGGTCCATTCGCCACGGTCAGTATCTATTACCCAATCTGGCTCAAGGTACTCAAGGATGTCTCTATGCACTGTTGCTAGAACTATTCCTTTTACATTATTTTTACGTACGTACCTAACCATTGCGTTTGATGCAGCCTTAGCGACGTTTCTATCAATGACCGAAGTAAACTCATCTATTACAGCGCCGTCATGTAACGAACGCGCCAAGTTAGCTCTAAATTGTTGACCGTTAGATAAAACGTGGAATGGCTTTACCCACTCTGGCACTGACATTAATCCAGAAGCCGACAGTTTTTCGTTGGCGTCTACAGGAGTTTCAAAATGAGAAGCTATAGAGCCACTACCCCAAATTGGCTTTTCTGGCTGTCCAAATAACTTTAGCAACGTCGACTTACCTGTACCAGATGCCCCAACTATTACTCCTATGCCAAAATCTGTAGGCAAGTCTTTTGGCAGTAAATAAGGATAAAAACTTTCGGTTCCATCCGATAAGTAGTCAAATGGCTTAATTAGCTCAGCGGTGAGCTCATCCATTTCTACTTTAGAAGTAAGCGGTTCTGTAGAGCGTTCTAACTTATTCCAATCAGTCATTTCTCTTCAACATCCCTACTCTTTGAAGAAACTCTTTAACATTTACCAATCTACCTATACTTGCTTTACTGTGTAAATTACTTATTGGTTGGTGAGTTTCTCTAGGATTCATTTCTCTCATCTCTTGTTTGAGTCTATCTGTCTTTACCCAAATAAGGACGTCGCCGTCAGTAGATGACTGCACCCACCACTCAGATTCTGTAATGTTTATCCCAGACTTAACTTTGTCACTAGCGTCTGGCTGTCTATAAGACCAAGTCTCGACATACCAATTGCCAGTCTCGTTAGTTCTATAATCGGTTTTTACCTCTACTTTTCCGCTAACTAAGGAGTTATAGGCTTCTTCAGTGGAGTTTTCTCCTACTTTGCCACGCTCTAAGTCAATGTCAAAGTGAGAAAACTCCACTGAAGAAGCCTA